GAATTTAGGCCTAGGATTTGAGACTCCGCGCATTGAGCGTTATATCTCGGACCTTTCCAAAATGTCTGGCATAACAGATGATCAATTACGTCCGGCAATGCAGAAACTATTGCAGACTACGGGTTCAGTTACCAAGTCCCAAGAATTACTTACCCAAGCATTAGATATTTCACGAGGCTCTGGTGTCGACTACGAAACCGTAGTTAGCGATCTATCTATGGCTTATGTAGGCAACACTAAAGGACTCCGCAAATACGCTCTAGGATTGTCTCAGGCCGAACTTAAAACTATGAGTTTTGCAGATGTTCAGGCTAAATTTGCATCAACCTTTAAGGGTGGAAATGCTGCTTATTTAGACACTTACGCTGGCAAATTTGAACTGATCAACACTGCCGCTAAAGAAGCGCAAGAAACTATCGGCGGAGCATTGGTTGAATCCTTGGTGGCAGCTTTTGCCGCTGGAGATCCTCAAGAATTCGTAGCCAAGATCGAAGGACTTGCAACCAAAATTGCAAGCATGGTTGCCACTGCGGTATTCGGCTTTAAGAAACTTTATTATTTGACATCTGATCAAGCCATTCTGGCTTCATTAAATCCATTTGATAACTACGAAAAAGAAGTAGTTAAGATTATTGACATTCAAGAAAAGATGTTTAGAGCTTCTTTTGAAGGCATCAAAACAGGTTATCTTGGATCGATGCCGATTGGGATTTACGAAACCCCAGCTCAATTAGCGGCGCGCAAAAAGGCTGAAGAAGAAGCCGTTAAAAGAGCTAAGGCTTTAGCAGCGGCTCAGAAAAAGGCAACAGCAGATGCTAAGGCTAAGGCGGCGTTAGATAAAGCCGCTGGCAGTTTAGACCTTCAGCGCATCGGACTTATGGCAGCTCTCAAAGGTGAGATTAGCGAAACAGATAAACTGTCTCTGAATCTGCAATTAGCCTTGCTGGACAAGAATGAATCTGCGGCCACTAAATTGGCTGGTCAATTAGAGGCAGCAATCAAGCGTCAGAATGATCTTAACGCATTATTGCTTGCTACTCCAGAAGCGCCTAATCCTTATCGAAATTGGAAGATTCCACCACTTGATTTTGGTGGTAATATGCTTGGCACTCCATTGCCTCCGGGATTTACGCCTCCAAAATATCCTACGCCATCGCCTAATCCTATTGGTCCTACACCTTATACACCGCCGAATATGTCTAATGTACCCAGTGATAGTTATACGCAGTACGGGCCAGCCGGAGGACTACGCGCAGGCGTAATAGCAGGAGTCACAGTACCAATGTTTAATCTTACGGTCGAGCTTGATGGTCAGGTAGTCGGTGGAGCAATTCGAGACACACAAATCAATGACTCATTATCTGGATCGTTTAATCAAATAAATCGCGGTGGTGGATTCAAGGGAGCGGTCGCTCTCTAATGGCTCTACCTGCAACCATCTCGGTATCGTTCGACTTTAGCCAAGGCGCTACATTCGGCTACCCTTTTACGGTTGGAGATGCAAAGTACGGTGTCATTGGAGTTTCACAATTTGCATCAACGGAAGTACCCGATCCAGTCGTTGATCTTAGCGATGTTACTCGATCAATCAAGATTAGCCGTGGCCGTAATGTCATGCGTGATACTTACGAGACTGGCACATGTACTGTGAGAGTTTTAGACCCTCAGTCTTTCTTCAACCCCCAGAACATTTCGTCGCCCTACTTTGGCTATCTCACACCTCTGAGAAAGATCCGCGTGGCAGCAACCACCGCTACCTCGCAGGAGTTCTTATTCTCAGGTTATGTCGATTCGTATAAGTATTACTATCCAACAGGCCAAGAAATCGGTTATGTCGATATTGTCTGCTCAGATGCATTCCGTCTTTTTCAGATGGCTAACGTGTCAACGGTGACAGATGCAACGGCTGGCCAGACTACAGGCACTCGCATCGGCAAGATCCTCGATCAAGTCTCGTTCCCTACATCGATGCGTATTACCGACACAGGCTCGACCACAGTTCAGGCAGATCCGGCAACAGCTCGCACATCCCTTGCAGCCCTCAAGGCGGCAGAGTTCGCAGAGCAGGGCGCATTCTTTATCCGCACAGACGGCACGGCAGAATTTAAGGATCGCAACGATGTCGTCGGATCTTTGGCGGCTACCCCTATTGAGTTTAATCAGACAACAGGCATTCCTTATTCAGACCTAAAGTATGCCTTCGATGACAAGCTCATCATCAACCAAGCCTCAATGACACGCGTAGGCGGTACAGCCCAGACTGCGACTAATGCCGCTTCATCGGCTAAATATTTTCCTCATGGTACAACTATTACTGACATGATCCCCGAGACGGATGCTCAAGTATTAGATATTGCCAAGATTTATGTGGCAACAAGAGCTGAGACAACGATCCGCATCGATGCAATGACAGTCGATCTACTCGATACAGATGTACCGACAGACACGATGATCGGCCTAGATTATTTTGATAATCTCAAGATCACTAACGTTCAGCCTGATGGATCGACAATAGTGAAAACTCTTCAAGTACAGGGGCTATCTTGGGACATCACACCCAACAGCATGAAATGCACGGTCACGACACTCGAGCCTATTTGCGAATGCATGATCGTCGGGTCGAGCACGTACGGTATAATCGGACAATCCATTATGGGATACTAGGAGACAATCATGGCAGTAGGCTTTCCAGCGGCAACAGGCGACATCTTTACGGCGGCAGACTATAACGGGCTTGTAGCCTTCACTATTGGCGCAGCTAACACAGTCGACTACACGGCAGTCTCAGCAGACCAGTATCAGGTCTTGCAGCTTATGAATAAGGCTACAGCCATAGCGTTTAAGATACCTACTAATGCATCAGTAGCGTTCCCTATAGGCACAGTCCTTAACATTCTAAATATCGGCGCAGGCACATGCACTATCTCAGCCGTAACATCTGGCACTACTACAATCCTTTCTGCTGGAGCGACGGCAGCATCTCCTACACTTGCACAATATAAGTCTGCTGCATGTATTAAGACTGGAACAGATGCTTGGTACGTCGTGGGAGCAATCGCGTAATGCTCAACAATTTAGCAACACTTCTAGATACTTTTATAGATAGACGTGTTGATATTCTTATTCTTGCTGGTGGTGGCAGCGGAGCCAATACAAACTTAGGCAACCAAGCTTCCGGCGGTGGTGGTGCAGGTGGTTATGTCTATCTCCCACAAACTACTTTAGGCATTGCCTCTTACAGTATTGGAATTGGCGCAGGCGGAGCAGGCCAAGGAACTACAATGACCCCGGGTAATCAGGGAATTAACACAACATTCCAAACTTTAACCACAGCAGTCGGTGGTGGTGCGGGTGGTATGGCAACGGGAACTTGGCCAAATAACGGAGTCGGTGGATCGGGCGGCGGCGGCGGAAACCAAATGGTTGCAGAAGGCCGAGCAAACGGAGCCGCTGGAACTTCTGGACAAGGTAATAAGGGCGGCGCAGGTGGTGCGCTTGGCAACACAGCTGCTGCAGGTGGCGGTGGAGCAGGATCAAATGGATATGATGCTTCATTGACAACTGCCGCGGGAGCAGGTGGAGATGGACTTAATACTTTATCTACATGGTTTACAGCTACTTCTCTAGGAGTAAGTGGTTATGTCGCTGGCGGCGGTGGTGGAACTATTGGCGCACTTGGTGGCACAAATGGCGCAGCAGGATCTGGCGGTGGCACAGCAGGCGGGACAAGCAGCGCAAATGCAACGGCTAACACAGGCAGCGGATCAGGCGGCGCACGAAATACTTCTGGAACTTCTTCGGGCAATGGTGGTTCTGGCTTGGTTATTGTTAGATACGCTGCTGGAGCAATAACTGCGACAGGCGGCACAATTACAACAACAGGCGGTTTTACCTATCATGCCTTTACTGCTAACGGCACATTCCAAAGGACGGCATAATGAGTCATTGGGCAGAATTAGATTCTGATAACAAAGTCATCCGTGTCCTAGTGGGAGACAATAACGATCCATCAGGCGATGAAGGCTATTCATGGTTAATTGATAACCTTGGCGGCACTTGGGTAAAGACAAGCTATAACTCAACAATTCGCTATAACTATGCAGGAGTCGGTTATACCTATGATCCGATCGATGATGCATTCATCGCGCCAATGCCAGGATGCGGTCATGATTCTTTATTACTAAACAATCTTAAGCGATGGGAGTGTGCATCCTGTGAAGCCGAGGCTTTCAAGATCAGCGATCCAGCTTAGAGAACAGATCGATGATGCATTCCCAGATAGAGATCGAACTTCGGACGGTTGGATCGGTGACACTCGACACGCTGCACGCAAGTCTGATCATAATCCAGATGCACAAGGCTGGGTTCGTGCCATCGACATTGACCGCGATCTTAACGGCAAAGGCCGGAAGCCCGATGTCATGCCTGACTTGGTTGATCAGATTCGACTCGCTGCAAAGTCTGGCGATGCGAGAATCAGTTACATCATCTTTGACGGAAAAATCGCATCATCTAAAAAGGCTTGGGCTTGGCGTCCTTATGATGGGATCAATAAGCATAATCACCATGCACATTTCAGCTTTACTATCAAGGGCGATGAAGACTCTAGTTGGTTCAATATCCCGATGATAGGTGGACAATAAATGAACATGAAGCATCCAGCAATAATCGCAGTCGGAGCATTTTTAGCCGTCTGGGGTACTACATCTAACTTTGCTCTGGACTATCGCGCCATCCTTGGCTCGATCGTAGCTGGCGTGTTCGGATACGCGAGCCCCAAAAAATGACACAGACAGATTTCTTTACCCTTTATTTTGCCAGCCTTGGAATAGTGGGCGGACTTTCAGGCTTCGTCATTACTCACCTATTGTCAGAAATTAAGCGCCTACATGCGCGTGTCGATGAGATTTATAACATCCTCTTAGAGCGATAATTTTTACCATGGCAAAGAAAAAAGTCATCG